TTGCGGACGGAAGAACATTCCCAAGGAGTTGGGATTTTGTCGTGGTCACGCTGTGGTCGGTATGTGTAAACGACTTTGTGAACGGAGTGCTGAATGCGATGTTAGCCATTTTAGTATTAGTAAGTTTTAATCATATTGATTTTTCCGAATTGACCCTGTTGGCGGAGCATCTTGTCGTACTCCATCTCAAGGATTTCCTTAGCCTTGCCTTCCACAACGGAAGCCTCCTGCAACATAGTTTCGGAGACGAACCAGTTGGAGGCGGAAGCCCAAGCCATATACTGTGCGAAAACATAAGGAATCTCAATCTTCGTCCAGATGCTGGGATGTGTGTTGGGGTTTTGCCCAGCAATCGTGCTGACCGCCGTGCAGACATAGAAATTGCCAGAGTGGGGCTTGCCCACAACTGGGGTGTAAGAACCAGTACCAGAGCCAGAGTCGAAGTAGACCTGTGCGTTCTGATAGTAGACAACGGACGGGCTGTACAGGTCTCCCTCAAGGACTGGGCAGTCCTTTCTGTACAGATACCAGCCGCTGGCAAGCCCTTGGCTGACCACTACCTTGCGAGTCGAGCCATCGTCATAAATCTGATAGGCGATGGGGACAGCCTTCGTGGTCTCCTGTGGGTTCTTTGTGTACACGCCAAGGATTTCATCGGCTTCGGAGACAGGCGTAAAATATGTCTCTCCGTTGACCCCAACGGAAGCCGTGAACTGAGCCAGACGGCAGATGTCCACCCATTGGTTGGACTCCCAAGCCTCACGCATCCTAGCCGAAGCAAAATCACGGAACTGAGCGAATGTCTCAGCCGTGATGTTGTGCCTGTCGTTCCCAGAGTACTGGAGAGCGTCAAACAGGATTTTGCTGAAGTCGGCGGTACGCATTATGTGAGGTATCCGTCTGCTGTGAAAATTGTGCCGTTAACAACTGTGCGTTTGGCATAGTTGCGGACGGCAGTTTCTGGGTTGTCCCGCAGGAATTCTTCTAGGAATTGATTGTCTTCCCAGCACTCGTACCCCAACCGCTGACCCCAGTAGTGCCAAGCGGCTAGGGGAATACGAGCCTTGAGTTGTCCAACGCCTTCGATACTGTGGGCTTCGTTAGCGTGGTTATAAACAGCCGTCTGTTTTGCAGTCGCCTGTGCTTTGACTTCCTCCACTCTCCACCCACGGAGAAGTTCCTCCTGCACCCTCTTGCGAAGGTGAGGAGGAATGACTTCAGACAGGTCTTGAATGAAGTCCGACATCCCCGATTAGGCGGTGAAGTCGAACACGCCGAAGGCGAGGGGGTTGTAGACGCAGAGTCCAGCAACAGCCTCAATCATTCTGGCTTCGCCACCACCAGCGTTAGGCAGAGCGGTCACGCCAGCGACATTGCCGCCGTAGCGAACTTCGACCATATCGAAGGGAATGACATAACCGACGAAGGTGTTGCCAACGCCAGCCGAAGCCTTGAGGTAGTGGGAGGGGTGAAGGCGGAGTTTGCCGAAGTCACCTTCGAAGACATCAACGGAGGCGATGTAGGCGGACTCAGCGGCTTCACGATTGAAGGTGCGGATGGCTGTCTGGGTGTTGGCAGAGCCAGAGGAGGGCGTGGTGAACACGAGGTTCGTGAACGCTCTCTTGAGGGATGTACCAACGAGGCAGTCGTAGTCACGATACTGACCAGTCTGACCATAGATGCCAGTCAGAACGCCCTGCACAACGGACTCGGTCAGAGCGGCTGTGCCGACTGTCGAGCGGTTGCCAGAGGGGGTCTGGAACTGGGAAGCGATGGGGAGGGTAGCGTCCTGCGAACCGCCGCCAGCGACTTCAAGCCACTTGTGGAGACCACGGGTGAGGTAGGGGACTGTGCCGTTGTCGGCTTGAGCCCCGTTGTTGGAACACATCGTGGCTTCCATATCACGCTTGATGGCTTGGATGCCCTTGGCGACATTGTTCGCCAGTTCATCACGCACACCAGCGACAGTAGCGATGTCCTGTGTCAGAGGAGACACACGGACGGCTCTGCGGAAGATTTGGATGTAGTTGCTGAGTTCAGCACGATAGGTTGTCGCACCATCCTTGACATAGTTTTCATAGGCGGTGACATCCGTGCCGTCCACAGTACCAGTTGTCTTGGGTGTGGGGAGGCTGTCGGCTTGCCAGCGGAAAAGTGTGTTTCCGGGTTTGCTTCCCTTCTTAGCCATCGATGTGAAGGGTGTGTCCTTCGCATCAACGAGGGCGATGAGGTCAGCGAGTTCTTCTCTCTTACCAGAGGAGAATGAGGGTTCTGTGAGGTTAGCCATAGTAGTAGGTCTTTAGTAGATTACAGGAATTTGTTGGCGATAATGGATGTTAAGTCATCTCTGCTTCCAGAAGAAGTAAAACGCTTGGTCGCAACTTGAGCCTTGGCATCCTTGGAGGACACCTGTCTCGGAGCGGCGGAAGGTTTCGGCACGATGGGTGCTTTCTGAGGTGTCGCTTTCTTGGAAGCGGATTCACGGGCTTTCACGCCACGGATGTAATCACCTAGCACCATCTTGTAGTCGGGGAATCGTTGGATTTCGGGGAAATTCTTGATGAACGCTTCAGCAATCTGCCGTTCTTGGGCAGACCTGTCCTTCCACCAAGGGTACTCCTTTGTCGCAACCTGTTCCATCTGCTGATAGTTTTGCAGATACCTAGCACGGGCGGGAAGATGTTCCTCCATAGCATCAAGGGCTTTAATCTTGATGTTTCGGACTTCTTCAGCGGTGTACTCCACCTCTTCGCCTTTGCTGTTGGTCACTACTGCACCATCGGGATTCATCTCGCACCAACGCCGAATCTGCTTGGCTTGTTCCAGTTCTTTCTGGACATCTTCCATAGATGACAGGTTAGCGTAAGGATTGTCTTGAGTGGGAGTCTGGGCTGGCTTGGTAGCCTCTTGCGACAGTCGCTCCACCTCTTGACGAAGCCTTTCAACTTCTGCCTCAGCCTCACGGCGTTTCGCCGCAAGTTTGTCAATGCGTTTCTTTACCCCTTTGGGCAACCCCCGTTCAAACTCATCATCTTCGGACTTGGTTTCTTCGGTTTCCTCGGAGTCCTCGACTTGGGTCTGTTCGGTAGTTTCTTCTGACTGTGAATGAACTTCACCATCTTCTTGCTCGGATGTCGTTTCCTCACCCGAATCCGTATTATCTGAGACGGACGGCTCTCCTTGTTCTTCGCCACTCAAGAACTGCTTGCTGACTAAGTCAGCGATTTGGTCTAATCCGAATTCCGTGGCAGGGGATTCGTTGTTTTGCGTGGGGTTGTTTTCAGCCGTCCCAAGGTCGGCATTATTCTCTGTATTCATTAGATATAGGTCTAAAGTCCTTTATGGCAGGGTTTTGGTTAGTTCCCAGAACTAGTGTGCATAAGTCCTATAAAAGAATCGCAATGCAAATCAAAACAGGCTCAAGAGCCGATTTCGGACGGATTATGCTCCTCCGAAGGTCTTCCGATATCCCGAAGGACATCGTTGCGGGTGTTCATCAGCACCTGCTTGAAGGCTTTGAGGGCATCAGCCCGTCCGCAATGCCAAGCCCTGTCCTCGCCCTTGACTTCCCTAGAAATGGCTGTGTCCGTCTCCACTTCAATCGAGGCATCGAGCAACTTGTGAACTGACTTCCAGATGGGGTTGTTAGCCTCAAACGCCAGTCCGTGGATGATGTCTTGCGGTAGCATAATTAGATAGCCTGTTGCTGTTCAGACTCTGCTTGAGCCTGTTCTGCGGCTTGGAGTTGCTGGCTCATCTGGTCTGCGGCTTGCTGACCGACAGGCGTGACCCCCGTGCGTCCAATCTGCTTGTTCTGCTGTTGCATCACGCTCATCTGGAGGTTCTTGATGTAGTTCTCAGCCAAGGCACGGAAGTGCGGGTCGGACTGCATCTGCTGTTGAGCCTTCGGATTCTTGGACATAATGTCCTGCATATACTGCAACTTCGTCTGGGCGGCAGGGTCGTTCTCGACATAGTTCGCCTCGTTGCCAAGCATCATCAGACCGATGTCGGACTGGATGTCCTTGTACATCTGCTGAGAAGCGGAGGCTTGGTTGACGATGAGTTCCTTCGCCTTTTCTGGGTCGATAGCCTCGACAGCCGCCTTGACCAACTTGTTCTTGTCGATGACACCGCCAGCGTCAAGAGGCAGAACGAACTGCGTGATAGCCTTGAGTTTCTCGATGACAAAGTTCGTGTCCAACTCACGCACATCGTACTTGATTTGGAAGTCGAACATATTGCTGATGGCGGAGATGTTCTGAGGCAGAGGTCTGCCCGTGATGCCCTCGATTTCCTCAGCGTCCATATACTGGAGCATCAGAGAGAATGTCATAGCAAACGCTTCGCTCCACACATCGAGCCAGTTGTTGATTGTCATCTGCTGTGTGACCTGTGTGCGAGGCGTGGGGATGTTCGGATGCGGGATTCCGAAGTACGCACAATGCTCCATCTCGACCATCTGAATCAGATTGAACGCAGTCTGCGTCTCTCCAGTCGGAGTCTGCATAAACCTGTAGTCATCGGGCGATGTGACAGGGAGATGAATTCCGGGGGCAATTCTATTGATTCCTCCGTACTTCTTCTTCACCAGCACAGGAGGCATAGTCGTGAAAGCCGTGCGGTCACGGATGGCATCACGCTGTGCCTTGATTTCCTCTTGGTCTGTCATCGAGATTTCGGGGATGCCTCTGCTCTCGTAGATGGGTCGGCGGATGCGTTCACGCCTGTAGATGACAAACGGATACTTGTTGTGAGCGTATCCAAGAAGCCCGTGCGAGGCGTAGACTTCAGAGCCAGCCTGTGGGCAGAAGATTGTCTGGTATACTCCCTGCACTCCGTCTTCATCGATGTTGCGGCTGTAGGCGTAGACGAGTTCGATGAGGTTGTCGTTTCTATTGATGTGGTTCTCAGCGAGCGTTGCGGCGGGAAGCAGGAACGAGTCGTTGAACTGCGTGTGGAATCCAGCCGTAGCGACAGCCTGTTCGATGAACTCATCAGACCACTCCTCAATAGCCGCCATAGAACGGAGTTCGACTTCCGTGACGAAAGCCCTGCGGAAGACGACTCTAGCCTTCTGGATGTCGATTGTTTCGGGCGGGAAGGAGACTTCCTCGTATGGCTTGAGGGCGGAGATGGACGGCAGGTTCTTGGCGATGAACACTTCGGGAATCTTGGCAGAGCCTTCCTCACGCAGTTGCTTCACAGCCTTCTTCACATCCTTACGCTTGACCGCTTGCAGGTACTGCTGGATGAGGTCAACGGCGTAGTCCTCCTGTTCGGGATTCTGAATCGCAGGAATCAAGTCCTTGAGCGTGGTTTCGGGGTCAGCCTCCATCGCCTTTTGCACGATGGCATTGAGTTCATCGAGGCGGACGGACTGGTATCTAGTTCCCATCTCCTGCTCCCAAACGACATTTAGTGCAGACCAGCCGTATTGCTGTGTGTAGTTGGCGAGCAGTTCGGCTTCCTTGCGAACCTCGCTACGAAGGCGTGACTCCAGAAGCCAACTCATAAGAATGTTAGAGGTGGCGGAGGCTTCTGTGTCACTAAATTCAGTTCCCTTGACCT